CTGCTTATCCCAAACTAACAACGCTTTGTATACGAATCCCCACGCATCCAGCAATGTTTTTGCATCCCAGATAAACTGATGGGTTGTCCAAAGGAACAGAACGCAATTATCGCTGGCAGGAATATTCAGCTCAACCAGTTCGCTAATCTCCATCTCTGGGTACGGATTGGCCACCCTCGACCCTTGTGGGTCGTATTCCCTGCCATAAGGCCACGGCGGGTCAACAACAATTACATCGTATTTTCCGCTTGGCTTGCTCACGCCATTTTCAATATCCTTTTTTTGTTGCTCTATGTACTCTTTGCGCTCCTTGATTTTCTCTTCTTTTTTTATATTCTCATACGCTTTGTTTATGGATATTTCCTGACGTTCCAACTGTCGCTTTACCTCTGGCGTTGCCTTCTGCTCAATAACCTCAATCTTTGCTATCGTGTCGTGGGATACGCCCGCTTGTTTCGCTAATTCCTGTCGGGTGTCGATGGGTTCAATAAGGTTTGCAGATTTCTGCAAACCTTTTATCCCTCGCCCTTGTGAAAGCGTTTGATTCTCCTTTGCTTTTTCCGCAATTATCGGCTTGAGCTTCAACACCAATTTCCCCCGTATGTATGCTGGCAAATTTCTGCGGTTAAACTGGTTTAGTATCATCCACATCTTAGCATCGTTTTCGCTCTCAAACTCTTTGCTGATAGTTTCAAAACTAATGCCGTGCTTCGTGCATATTTCGTAACGGTTATGCCCATCAATTATCGTATTATTCCATAAAACAATCGCATCCCGACAGCCCTCATCAATGATGCTTTTTTCTAATCCCTCGTATTCCTCACTTGTTAATGGTGGAATTAATTCCTTAAAACTTTCATTAATCTTAATCATACACTATCAATTAAAAAACGGGTAAATTGTGTTAGTCGCACGGAGTCGTCATCTCCAACCTCCACAAATTACCCGCTTGAATATCCATAGTTTTTGACGTTTTTTTTGCAATCGTAAAGGTTATTAATCTAAACCATTTCTCAAAATATTTCTCCCTTAAAACGCAATCGCCCACGGAAAATGAAAGGTTATGGCCAAACCCGAAAACCGTGAGCGATGCGCAATAAAACCAACCAAACCCCAGACCATAAATTTCATTTTTGCTCCGTAAAGATAGCTAATTTAATTGTAAATCCAAATTTTGAGCAAAAAAAAGGGGCTTAATCGCCCCCATGAAAAATTTTTCTCTCATGCTATACATCTTTATCGGCATAAATTCCTAATGCCATCGAGTAGTTACCATAAGGCCTAAATCCCTCTACGCCCATAAAGGTATAAATACGCCTCGTTTTCAATTCGGGCTGCCCGACCTCCTTTACCGTTACCGTTTTGGCGGTGCGCTTCATTACCGTGTAATCTACCGTTAAATCGCTATCGCCAATAAACCTGCCTCGGTACGTTTTGCCTACTTCAAATTTTGCTATTACTGCCATGATTGAAATGTTTTTATTGGTTGGTGAACTACCCACCCACGCCAAAGGCGATGGGTTGGGCTTCAAGGGTCAACGCTCCTACCAACGTAGGCAACTCACCTTGATTTTTCCTATCCGTTCCAGATAAGATATTTTTTAATGCAAATGATTTGATATTTATGGCAGCGTTTACATCCCTCAGAACTACCTCACTACATTTAGGACAAGTCCATTCCCTATCAGATAGGGTTAGTTCTTTGTTAATATATCCGCAATTTGCGTGGAGTTTTGATGATGGCTCAAACCTGCCAATTTTCAGAATGTTTTTGCCATACCAATCAGCTTTGTATTCTAACATAGTTACAAAAGTTGACCAACCTGCATCGCTTATTGATTGTGCAAGTTTATGGTTTGCCAACATTCCTTTAACGTTCAAATCTTCAATAGCCAAACTATCGTGGTTCTTGATTAGTTCGCTTGAAGTTTTATGTAGAAAGTCTTTTCTTTGGTTAGCTACTTTTTCATGGAGTATAGCTAATTTTTGTTTAGTTCTTTTCCCTTTGTATTTTGAATATTTGCGTTGCACATACTTTAATTTGCTTTGTGCCTTGCGAAGGAATTTAGGGTTATCAAATTCTTTCCCATCAGAAGCAACTATAAAGTTTTTTATACCCAAGTCAATTCCAATCGTTGTGTTTTCTTTAATTTTTGCTTTTGGTTTTATTGCATCACCTGTTTCACAAAGTATAGAAACAAAATATTTACCTGTTGGTGTTTTTGATATTGTTGCTGATTTGATTACACCTTTAATAGGTCGATGCAAGATAATATTAATTCCATTTTTGAACTTAGGAATAACTAATTTACCATTTTTCAAAAGAACATTTTGTGGGATATTAAAACTACCTCCGTCTGATTTCTTTTTAAACTTTGGGAAACTGTTTTGTCCTTTAAAAAAGGCGGTGTATGCTTTATCTAAATTAGTTATTGACTGTTGCAAAGATTGGCTGTTAATTTCTTTTAGCCATTCACATTCAGTTTTAAGGTCTTTTAATTGACTATGCAAAGCAAAACAACTTAAATTAACTTTATTACCAGCCCAAGCCATTTGCTTAACTTCTAAGGCTAAATTATACACAAAACGACTTGCTCCGATATGCTTATTAAGCAAAATGGATTGCTCCTTTGTTGGGTTAATTTTGTATTTAAAAGCCTTTAGCATTAATTATAAATATATGCAAATATACAAAAATTTAAAGAAACGAAAAAATTTATTTAAATACTTATTGTCTTTGTATTTGGTCGCTTACATCCCACCCACAGCAAAGCTGATGAGTGGGCTTTCGCCCCCCCCTATGTAAAAAAGGGGCTTGCGCCCCGATTTTTGTTTTCTTTTTAGAACAGTGCTATCTCTTTTTCTGTGTAGTAGCCTTCGTAGCCCTTTGCCGTTAGCTCGGCTATCAAAAGGGTTTGGTATTCGTAGTCTGATAGCCCCTGGAAGCTCTGAGCCTTCAGGTGGGATATGCGACCCTCTTTGTACTCGTCAAGGTTGGCTATCTCTTTTGCCCACATCTCTTTATCTCTCTTTGTGGTTGCCCTATTCAAAAGGTCTTCATAACCACGCCTTGCAACGCCCACCTTATCGTCTAACCACTTTGTAAAGGTGTTAAGGCTATCATAACCCCTCTCCATATCAAAAAGGTTTGCGTTCACCTCGATAGTTTCAAGCTCACAATCGTATATCTCATAGCCCCTTTCGTCATAAATAGTCTTGTATTTCTCGGCATACTCTAAGCTGCGAGCGTAGAACCTTACGGCGTTAATGTTCTTTTCTCTGCCCGTACGGTTGAAATCTCTATCTTCTCTCTGCTTGGCGTCGTATCTGTATGCTGTAGCTTTCATGGGTCTTTGTGTTTTGGTTGTTTACTTATTTATACGGTAAAGATAAGCATTTTGTTACATATTTTGCAAATATTTTTGCATTTATTTTGCATTTTATTGTTAATTTATATTAATTCTAAATAGTGTTATTCGCTATTGCACTCATCAATGAAGTTGATTAGTTCGTTTATATCCTTTTCAGTTCCTTTCAACTTTACCGCAACGGTTCTCTCGGAGTGCATTTTCAGGTTAACTATCTCCACGCTGAACCTCGGAGCATGAATGAGTATTAAGCTTGTTTCTAACCTTGATAGGTTGAATGTTTTTGTTTTCATTATTCGGTATGTTTAGTTTATCCATCGTTGAGAATACGTGCTTTATCGTTTCCAGCTCGTTGGCATCCCGCAACGCATAGCAATCGTTGCAAAGTTCTAAAATTTTGTGCTGAACGGGATTGCCGCAATCCTTGCAGAATACTCCAGTTTTGATTAGCCCTAACCTTGTTCGGCACTGGAGAACCTTGCGATTGTACTCCGTATCCGTTTTGCAAAGGTAGTGGAACGTTTTCACTGAGTAGGATACGGTGGAGTGGTCCCGCTTACCTACTCTCTCGGCTAAATCTACAAAGGTAATTACCCTGTTTCGATTGCTGTAAACCTCTAAGGCTAACGCAAAGGCCGTTCGCCGTGCATCGCTGAATAGGCGGTTGCGGTTTCGGCCTTTGATGTTCTCAACGCTAACGTGGAACACATCGGCGCACACTTGGATTACCTGCTCAACCATGATTGTCCTTTTTGTCGTTAAACTCCCTTTCAAACCTACGCTGGTCTATCTCTACGAATATGTAGAATACAATTCCTGCTATCAGGATTACAATACTTTCGATTAAAATGAGTGATTCAACCATGATTTCTAATTTTCAGGGTAAAAAATATATAAACTATTTCCCAAATAAAAAACTTTTTTGCGATTATTTCACCATTTGATGCTATTTATATAGGTTATTTTGCAAGCATATTACCACCACTTTCTAAAGTTCAATTCCCTGTGTAAGTTAGTAACTTTCTCTTTGAAATGCAAGGCTTTCGCCCTGTAATATTCCAAAGTATCATCGCCCTTTTGCCGTTTCAAATCCAGCAGCCGTTGCCACCGCCCGGCTCCCAACTCCCGTTCCAGCTTCTCCATGAAGAGTGTCGTTTCCCTGTTGCCCTCGTACCGATTACCGCTCCGATTCTGCGGACGGCAGTTATCAGGATCAAACCTCAATAGTAAGTTAGAACGGCTAAAGCAATGGCCGTTATCCATATCGGCAGCACGTTTCAGTAGGTGCGGTCGAACGAAACAACGGCAGTAAATCTCACCACCCACGATGCTATCTCGGTGGATAATCCTGATGTAACGGCTGAACCAATCATCTGCTTGTTTGCGCCAATACTTTTTATCCTGCTTTACTTTTTTTTTCATTGCCCGAAACTCGTTGCGCTGCTGCTGCTCCAATTTCTTTCTGCCTTGCCGATGAACTTTATCCTTGAACTCGTTGTAATACTGTAATCGGCAATCTGCGCTTTGGCAAACTTGGGGATTCAGCCTTAGCATTTCGATCAGCTCATATTTCTGCTTGCAGTATCGGCAACGGTACTTCATCTCGCTTTGATATTCTCTATCTCTCTGTTCAGAATGACTTGCGCTTCATCGGAGAGGCGACGGCAAAATGCCCACCCACCTTCGCTTTCATCAATGTACTTGTACAACGCAATGGTGTTATTCAACCGATTATATCTCCGTATAACCGGATGCTTAATATCATCCCAAAAGTAGCACCACTCGCCAGCCTTTGGCTCTTCCTTCAAAAAGAACTCTGCCCACTGGTCGAGGGTAATGAGTTGATGACCTTTGAAACATAATAAATTATCATCAAATTCATGTTCTTTGTTGTAAAACTTATAATCAAATCCGACGTTCCCAACATTCTCACATTGCCATTTTTTGAATTTTTCCCACATCGGATGCCCATCATCCTTTTCCACCACCCACTTTTCAGGGGCTTCGGTTAGCTTGCGGGTTGCCCATGTGCCGTTATCGTAAATTAATCCATTTTTATTCCAAATCCTATAAGCACCATCAAATAATTCATCAATCTTTACATTCCCTTTTAGCAAATCTGAAGCATCAAACGGATAACTCTTTTCTTCTATCTCTGCCGTTTCCCAATCCTCGCCGAACCGAATTATCAGCTCAGCATAAATTTCTTTAAATGTTTGTGTTTTCATTGCTTTTGGTTTTTAAAAGTTAATGTATTTTCTTTCTTTTCTCGAAAATCGCCCACACTTCATCTTGCTGCGCAGGTGTTAAATCTGCAAAATACTTTCCATACAATTCGTATGCAATCTGATTTATATTCATAATTTCTAAGTTTTAAAAGTTAACAAACGGTTCACTATTTTGCTCTAAAATATCCTTGTACGCCAGCAGCTCATCCAGCGTAGCCCGAAAGTGAATATTGCCGTTGTGCTTCTTTACTCTCATCATGCCAACCTCGACGAACTTCCTGCCATCGGCAATCTGGACAGCCCCGATTCTTACAGACGGAAATTCCCTTTGCCTTGAGAAAAAATCCTCAAGAACTTTAATCTCCAAATCCCATTTTCCATTCTTTGCCATCTTATATGCGTTTTTAGCCATTAACATTATTTTGCAGTACCGTAGTACCAAAATTACTTTTCGTTTAAAATATCGCCACGTAGGATGGCTTTATTCGCATTTTCCTGAGAAGGTTTTTCTTCGCCATTCGGATTGTAATTTAATCCGCAATTTTTGCATACCAATCTCGGCTGCGAGAAATCCCACTCGATGCTGTTTCCACAAGCACAAGTTACGGTAAATTTCACAGTTTTCAAAATGTCGCCTAATAGAAGTGCCATAATTTTAAGTTTTTGTTAAAATGGTATATTGTTATCTATCTCTCCGAAATCCCATAGCTCAGCAGGAACTTCCCGCTTGTGTAGCCAGTTGGAATTATCCCATTGCAGTACATCCTTATCAAAGGCTTCATACCGCCCGTTGTTATAGTTCCTTTTACACTTCACCTCACCGCCTTCGCCCAAGTAGGAAAACTTTATTTTCTGAAAGCGTATGTAAACCTCGTTGATGGGATTCTCCTTGTCGCCGTAAAGCCTGAATACAGTTATCCCGTAATCGCACTTGTTGTAGAAGTGTGCTGAGCCGCTAATATCGTACAGGTTTGGAATCTCAAGTTTGCCGTTCTCTTTACCCATCTTTCGAGGGTGCGCCACAAGGAATACCAGCACATCGTACCGCTTGGCAAACATGGTAAGCCTATCCAGCACTCGGCTGATATACTCCGTTTCGGTTTCATTCTTTCCCCTCAAATGCTCAATCTTGTTGTATGGGTCGAGAACGAATACCTTGATGCCGTATTTCTTTACTAAGTATTTACCTTTCTCCAAAATATTCTCAATACTTAAATCCTCTTCTGGGAGTATGAAGTGAAAATTATCCTCAATGTAATCGAATACCTCATCATACTCAGCGTTATCAATGTTCGGTGCTTTGAATCGCTTACCCGTTAACTTTGATGCTATCTTTGCATAGTGATTGCGGATAGGTATATTCTCAGGTGAGAAATAGCCAACCTTGAATCCATGCTCAATGTTTAGTTTAGCAGCAATGTAATCAACAAATTCGCTCTTGCCATGCCCAGGAATCCCCGTTACCACAGCTAATCGCCTTGTTTCCCACTTGCAACAATCATCAAACGTTACATCCCACACCAAACCGCTATCCTCACCGTTGAGGTAGAAGTTGTAAATATCATCCCGTTCGGCTTTCAGGTTTACTATATCGGTTACGGGAATATCAATGGCATCCCTAATCGTATCAGCCAAAGCAATCCCTCCGTACTTCAATAAATATTCGTTGGCATCCTTGCAATCCTTGAAGTTTACCACAGCGCAACGCTCCGTTCCGAATCGCCTCTCCAGCTCATTTCTTAGTTCATAGCCCTTCGGATCGCTATCAACGGCTAAGTAGATTTTGGTAACGTGATTAAACCAATCCATGTAGCCGTTCAAATAATCGCTATTCGAACTCGCACCAGCCGGTACGCTCACCACGTTTTTAA